ACAGCTGCTGGTATTTTTTATATCCCTAATAGCTTCTTGGTGTATTGGTGGTGCCGAAATATTTAGCTTGATTATTCTAGCGGCGCTAGCTGGTTATACTTTATTAACATTTATTAGAATATGGCAATAATGATAATTAACAGCCAGCAAAGCCTTAATGAAGCTATAGATCAGCTAAAGCAAGACTTTGAACAATGTAAGTACTTAGAGTTAGATATTAAAGCCAAAGGCAAGGCTAGAACGTTAAAACAGAATGCAGCTTTGCACATGTTTCTAACCAATCTAGCTAATACTCTAAACGATGCAGGTCTAGATATGAAGCGCACATTAAAGCATGAGGTTGACATACCTTGGTCTATGCCTATGGCTAAAGAATATTTATGGAAGCCGATGCAAAAGGTTGTAACAGGGCAAGAAAGCACAGCAAAGGTTAAGACAGTAGATTATCCTTTAATCTACGAGACTTTAAATAGGTATATGTCAGATAAGTTTGGTATATCGGTTCAATGGCCTACAGGGGGTTAAATGCAAAGAAAGCCTACTAAAAACACAAGAGGCCCATGCTTAGATGAAAAGCAGTTTCAGGCATGGATAAAGCAACAGCCTTGCTGCTGGTGTGGTAGTGAATCAGGATCAATTGTTGATCATGTCAAAGGCGCTACGTTTAAACACAATAAGGTTTTAATTGGTCATTGGTTTGTGCTACCTAATTGTGAACGCTGTGATTACAAGAAAACAATTGAAGGTAAAAAGCTAGGGGACTATGCGGCTAAATGGCATGATCTGGCGGTTAGATATGAGAACGATATGGATAATGACGACCTATCAATGGATGTTGTTGATTCTATAATAAGCTGGGGGAGTACTTGGCAAAATGGCAAGTGAAGAAGGCAAAATAACAAAAGACGGTTTAGCTGTTTGTGTTAAGCATCCAATCGTCAAGCGTATGTACCGGACTCAGAGTGGTCAAGTAAGGGTTAAAGGTGGCTTTATGCACCTATGCCCAAAGGATACGCCAGACACTACAGGGTTTACTGTAGATGGGCGAATAATTGGCATTGAGTATAAGACAACTAAAGCTTTTGCAGGTAAAAATCATGGAGCTAGTGATGGTCAGATTAGGCACTTGCTTGATATTTTTGAATCTGGAGGGCTTTCTGGAATTGCATGTTGCGATGAGCATGTAAAGCTAATATTAAGCGGCGCGCCAGTAGGTTTAGAGCAATTTTTAAAGGTTGATAAAGATACAGAGCAGATAGAAATAAGTGATTTGTAACTTTTTGCCAATGATTTAAGTGAATATTGGTAGTTTTTGCCAATGCAAGACTGCCAATATTAAATAATAATAAAACCTCACTTAAAGGAGAAATGACAATGCACGATAAGATTGAACTAATCCGCCAAGCTTTAAATGTAGCTCAAGATAATGAGTTGAAGTTGTCTGCATTAGCACTGGAAGCTTTAAAGGATATTAATCATAACCTATTCACGATAGAAGAGAACATTCAGGCTTTAGAGTATCAAAACGATATTCAAAAGGCTGAAATTGAAAAGCTTGAGGCTGAGTTAGTACAGCTAGGGAGGGTTGCACATGGATAAGGCACAAGGAAAGGCTTTTATAGGGGCGTTTTCAATTGTTTTTGCACTTGGTTCATTCTTTTATGTAAGTAATGAGAAGTTCAAAGAAGAAATGAAACAGGCAGAGCCAGCACAAGTGGTAATTCCTAAGTACGAGGCTGGACCACAGGTTGCGGCTGCATGTGCTGCTTATTTAGAGCGCCAATAGAATCATCCACTCATAGGAGGTGATAGCGTTACCCGTCAATCACATGCGTGAGTATCTGAGGCGGTTTTTAACAACACAATACAGGGCGCTCGCGTCCCTGTAATTAAAGTGTTATTGATTTTGGTAGTTTTTGCCAATTACACCACGCTACACCAATGCAATAATAAGACATCACTTAGGGGGATTTATGGAAATTTTAGAAGTATTTGAAGATCACATTACAACCACAGCAAACGAACTACCATACGATATGTGGAAAAACAACAGCTTAGGCGATAGTGAGGAGGTGGTTGAAGTTGGATTTGATTATAAACAGGTAGGTGATCAATTAACTGGTGAGGTGTTCATTACATTGGTAAGCATGGGTGATAAGAAGCTACACACTATTCATGCAGATAGACAGGCTATGTCAGCGTACATTGAGGATCACTTAAGAGAGTTGCAGGAAGACTCTAATATTGAAATGAACGGGGGATGGTAATGGCACCAGAAGCCTACCCAGAAAAAATACGCCAATGCCACAATAAGCTAATGAATATGCAGGCATTGCGGCTAAACGAAATAGAGTCAGAAATGGTTAAGACTCTACGCCAGCTAGAGAAGATAATTAAGATTTGCAGTAAAGAAGGTAGTGCTGATGCGCTTAAACTAGCATTAGAAGAGCGTAACAGGATTAGTGAATATTTATATAAAGTTAATAAGGGGTGAATAAATGAATGTAAAAGACTTAGAGCGCTATCCACAAGTAACAGCAGCAAGCATACTAGAAGCAGGCTTAGGCCATATGCAAGACCGAGCTGTTACCTATGATAACCCGCAAGGTGAGCGTTCAATGGGTAAAACCGTTGATATGTTTAATGTACTTTATGGATTAGAGCTAACAGAAGAGCAAGGCTGGGCGTTTATGACTATCTTGAAGCTAGTGCGAACAAGTCAGGGGGATTTTAAGCTGGATAACTTTGAAGATATGGCGGCTTATGCTGGATTGATGGGTGAGACTGCTGCAAAGGGAGTTGAGAAATGATAGAGAATATATTTTATACAAGTGCGCTGCTTGCCCTTATGTCGGTTCTCCTAATGACAATATTTAGATATGAAGAAATCCCTAAGTGGGCGTCATTTACAATTGTTAGTATATTTGGATTGTCGCTTATTGTTTCCTTTATTGCGCTGTTAATATTAATATGGATGTAGCGCAAAAAGGTAAAATTGCGCTTAGTTCAGTATCTGCTAAAATGCAATAATTAATTAAGGGTAATAATATGAAATCCAATAAATCAAAGAAAAAAGTAGTTAAGAAGCCAGCAAAAGGCAAAAAGATTGCGGGCGCAGGTGGCAACGGAAAGCAACGGAAACCTAGTTATGCTTAGCATAGTATCCCCTATACTTCTTTTAATTGCTGTCATGCTGTCTGTTACTGGTCAGCAATGGCATAGATTGCTCTGTACAGTATGTGTAATCATCCCAACTATTGCTCATTATTATTGGTTTGATGATACAACTGGGACTGTGTATTACGGCTCAGCTATGGCGTTTAGTTCAATGAGCATAGCCTTACTTCAATTTGTAAAACCAAACGAGAAACACTCCGAACTCGTTGTTCATCTTCAAATTATTTCTCTAGCTTTCGTTATCGTCAATTTTATAGGGTACTTTATTTGGTATGCCTATATGAGTCCTATAGTATATAATTGGCTGTGTTTATTACTTGCAGTTATAGAAGCTGCGCGGTTATTAATCAACACCAATGGCGATAAAGAAGATGGAATTGATGGCCGCTATTATAATAGGCATGATAATGATAATAAGCGCGGCTTGGGTAGTAGGGGCTAATATCTATGGACGGTATAAAAGAACAGGTGATAGAACCGGTTTTAAATAACCCTAAGACCCAAGCGTTTATTGCAAGTGCTACAGTAGGGGTTAGTGCTGGTTCAAGTACTATTGAGAACCTTCAAAACATATTCGGTTTAATTGGTACTATTCTTGGGTGTATCTTAAGTGCCGTATTGATTTATAAGAATTTAACTCAACGTAATAAATAAACGGTTTATAGTGCGCCTCAGGCTATATAAAACCCCTGTGCAATACTGAGGCAACCTAAAGGCTATTAAGCCTTTTTTTGGGGTTTTTGGAAGTAAATAAGGGCTAAATAAGGGCTTTACATGGCAAAGAGTAGTACAACCTTAAAAGAGGGCGACAAACTGCCTGCAAGGGGCAAGAGCAATAAGAACCGAGTACTTGATGCCATACGTAGCGAGTCAGTAAAGTCCCTAGTAGGGCTTTTTGGTGAGCCTACAAGAGATCAGGCAGAAGAGGCATTTTTCTCTCATATCGCTAAGCGTGCTTTTAATATTGATGACAAAGACTCAGGCCAGATGCTTAGGGTATTAGCAGACAAAGGCTGGTCTAGTGTTAAGCCTACAATGGAGCGAGTTGAATTCGAGTTTGATTCTACTGACACACCAGATAAGCAAGCCGCTCAAGTATTGGATGCAGCCAGTAAGGGCTTAATCTCGCCTGATGTTGCCAACATGTTTATCGACTCAATATCTAAGATGCTTAAGATTGATGAAATCACAGTGATTAAGAATCGACTAGAGGCAATTGAGAAGGCATTAGATGAACGCAATTCTAAAGAAGCTTGATCAATTAGAGTCAATTATAGTTACCTCAACTGGTAGTGGGCTATCAACGCCATTCGGTTTATACGAGCCTACTGAAACAGGTCCAAGGCTTGTTAGGACTATTAAGTATAATAAAGGTGAATGGGTTGAGACTGACGACAAACCTCTGGCTACAATCCCTATTAAGCTTGAACCTGTTTTAACACGCCCTAAGCGATTTATTATTATTATTGGCGGTCGTGGTTCTGGTAAATCTCAGACGGTTGGCCAGATATGCGTAGTTGATATGCATGACCGTGGTATAAAGACTGCCTGCTTTCGTGAATTCCAAAACTCTATTGATGACTCAGTACAAAGCCTATTAGCTAATCAGATTAGAAAGATTGGCCTAGATGGCTTTACCTTCACAAATACCTCAGTTAAATCTAGCAATGGTGCTGAGGCTAAATTCAAGGGTTTAGCTCGCAATCCTGATTCGATGAAGTCAATGGACGGGTTTAAGCGATTCTGGACAGAAGAAGCACAAGCAACATCAGAGAATAGCCTCAAGCTGTTAACACCTACAATGCGCGAGGCAGGTGGCTCTATGATATTCACTGCTAACCCTGCATCAAGTGAGGACCCGTTTTCTAAACGATTTATTACACCTTTCAGGGAAGCTTTAGACCGTGACGGTATTTATGAAGACGACCTCCACTTAGTCATTGATATGAACTACACGGATAACCCATGGTTCCCAGAAGACCTAGATCAGGAAAGAAAGTGGGACCATGACAATCTGCCTAGGGCTTTATATGATCACATTTGGATGGGCCAGTTTAATGATTCCATACCTAACGGTCTTATTATGTCCGAATGGTTTGATGCGTGTATTGATGCCCACGAAAAACTAGGGTTCAAACCTAGAGGGATTAAGAAGGTTACACACGACCCATCAGACCTTGGCCCTGACCCTAAAGCTTTATCAATGCGTCACGGTAATGTGATTATTCAGGTTGAAGAGCGTGAAGACTTAGACGTAAATGAGGGTATGGATTGGGCGACTGATTACGCTGTCAATAATAACGCGGATCAGTTTGAATATGATGTTGGTGGTATGGGCGCAGGACTTAAGCGGCAGGCTAATACCAACCTAGACGGAACTAAGATTGATGTTTATCAGTTTAATGGTGCCGTAACTCCTGATATGGGCGATGCTATTTATGCGCCTGCTATTGGTGAGAATGTCCAGAAGCAAAAGACTAATAAGGAAGTATTTAGGAATCTACGTGGGCAGTGCTATGCATCACTTAGAGATCGCGTATATCTAACCTATCGAGCTATTGTTCATGGCGAGTTATGCGACCCTGAATTACTAATAAGCTTTAGTTCAGAGATAAAACACTTAGGCAAGCTTAGATCAGAGCTTTGTCGTATCCCAATTAAGCCTAACGGCTCTGGCTTGTTTGAACTTTATACAAAGGATACAATGCGTACTAAGTTTAAGTTGTCAAGTCCTAACCTTTCCGACTGTGTTATGATGTCTGAAAGAATTCATATAAAACAGACTGTGATACAGGATATAAGCCACCTACATATAGGCTCTAGGAATCATTGGTGAACAAATGAAAGACACACAAGAAATCTTAATAGATTTT